CATCTGTGTACACCATCTTCTTTGCGCCATTAGCCACATTAATCGTAGCACCTGCACCCTGCTTGATTGTGATGATCTGGCTTCCGGTAGTGGCATTTTCAATGATCCACACCTTGGAAACCGTATTAGGAGCAAGTGTCAGCTCACGGGTCGCAGTTAACGAACCAGCGGAAGTGAACTTAAGGTACATAGCACGTACACCGTCTGCCGCACCATCTGCCATAGTAAAGGTTTCATTAGAATCCGCAGCTACCTCTTGAGTACCATAACCCAAACCTTCACCGATAAGCTCCAAATTGACGTTGGTCGATGTGCCCCACGTACCGTCTTCATCGCCGGTAGTGATCTCTTTCAGTCTTAAATTATTTACATATGTTGCCATTTGTTAGCTCCTAAGCTGCTTTATCTACATCTATCCAACTAGGTGTTTGCGAATCATCTATTGTAGTCCAACCCCTTCGGGTTACTGTACCTATAGCGCCTGTTCCAACGACCCCTACAGGGAAAATATTCGCGCTTCTTGTGTTTGTTACGGTGCCTACTGCACCTGTAGCAACAACGCCTGAAGGAATTGCCGTGGAAACTGTAGTAGCACTTCCTATCGCGCCAGTTCCTGCTACGCCTGTCACAATAACAACTTCTGCAAACGATACGACTACAGTTCCTACTGCACCTGTACCTACTACTCCTATCGGAACAATAGTCTCATCCAGAACAAAGCCTACTGTCCCAATTGCACCAGTACCTACTACACCTGTTGGAACAATATTTTCCGCAAACGATATAACTACTGTTCCAATTGCACCGGTGCCTGCTACAGAGGTATTCTGACTCGATCCCCAAGTACCGTCACCCCAACCAGCTATACCCCACGGACCACCGAGATATACCGTCCAGTCATAGGATAGAACTGCCGTTCCTACTGCACCTGTCCCTGCTGTGCCTGTTGGAACTATAGACCCACTATAGGATAGAACTACCGTTCCTACTGCACCTGTTCCTACTATACCTGTTGGAACAACATTTTCTGCAAGAGAAAAGGTTACTGTTCCGATTGCGCCAGTACCTGCTACAGAGACATTCCCATTGTCTCCCCACGCGCCATCACCCCAGCCGTCTTTACCCCATACCGCACCGAGATTTACAGTTCTATCTGCCACTATTTAGCCTTTAGGCGATGCGTATGATCGCAGTAGAAGCCCCAGCAGCGGGAAACTGAATAGTAAAATCGCCCGTACTAACAGTTTGATCCCCACTAAAACTTAACACCGCACAAGCAGAATTAGAATCATTGGTGTTGTAGATCATTGCGCCGCATGAAGTGAAAGACGCACTAGACCATGTAGTGTCACTAAAATCACAAATCGCTGTAGTGCCAGAGGCAACAGGTGTTACATTCGTTAGAGCGTTTCCACCAGCACTGTAGCCACTGCCACTTGTTTCATCACTACTTCCAGTGATATTAGAATAGTTAGTGCTTGCAGCGCTGTAAGTTCCTGATCCCGACGCAGTAGCTTTTAACAACGCTATCTTAAGCGCGTCAGCACCGAGTTGAAGGTCATGTAAGCCTTTTAACAGTTCGACTTTAAAACTGGTGGGCATTGCAGTAGTTACAGTTATAGGCATGTTATATCTCCAATAATTTTATAAGTTCTGGGTGTCCCGCATTGCGAAACCGGTTAGCCAAAGTAGTGTGATTAGAACGAATGGCTTGTTTCATATACTCCACCAACACACCATGAATTTGATTCTTAAAAACTTCTGCCTGTTCTTGAATAGCTGGATGACTATTCTTTCCTACATAAAGGATTCTATCAAGTGCTCGTTCTGCAAGTTCTTCAGGTGTAAACCCACGATTAGACACAGTGAATAAAGTTATATCTCCTACCTGCATTGCACCATTGGCACTAATCATTACACAACTTCTCTTCTAACTTGCCCAGAACGATAAGTATCTTCACGTAGTTTTCCCTCGCCAAGATTCTTCAACAATACCATCGCTTGTATATAAAATTTTTCATACATAGTAAACATATCAGCTTCACCTTTTTGAAAACGTATAGCTTCCATCAACGCCCCATTAAGGAGCACTGAATCAAACTCAGTACCTAACCAAGTAGTACCCGCAGTAACAATAGATTCAGGATAATATCCAAAGTGGATTTCAGAACTATAATTAGCATCAGGTGTTGGACCTACAATAAGACTGGTTTGGTCAAAAAGAGCATAATGTACCGGAGTACCCGTAGTAGCAGGATTTGGATACGCTTCCCGCATAAAATTAACATCCTTGTTTAAAAGATATACATAATCACTACTATTAACAATTGCTAAGGAATACACAAACAACATATCACTAGGCATAGTCAGGTATTCATTATCCAAAGTTAAAGTACCTGTTTGGTTTTTACGAAGCGCAGGTATTTGCACTGAACTGTATATTTTTTGTTCAGCTTGTTCTGTAAACATAGCAAGTTCGACATCAGTAAACGTCTGCTCACAAATATCATTTATGTTTGTTTTAAGCGCCGTATAATCCACTACGCCATTGGACCTCGTGACATTGTTCCTTTGGTAGCAGCGCCAACACCACGCATTTTAATACCGCTGGTTTTCATATCTATAGGTTGGTTAACCTTTGTACCCGGAGGATAAACTGTAGGTTTATCAGGGAACGTGGTTATTTTAGGTGCTTTTTTACTCTTTTTACTCTTTTTACGCATATTCAAACCTCTATACGATTGAAATGGTTACAACGCCTACTTTTCCAAACCCTACTATTATTGAAGGGTCTACTGGTTCAATATGTGCTCTGCTTGCCGGAAGTTCAGTAAAATCCGGTCTTGGATTGCGTATTGCTTGCGGGTCATCTACTGGAAACTCCCCTAACCTGTTCTGTGGTTGGTCTGAATTCCAACATTCTGGACACGCTTTTAACGCTGTTATCTTATTCTTTTTTATTAAATTTTTAAGCTGCCTTAACTTGTACTGAAATCCACATATATCACATATAGCAAGTGCTTTTTTGCTCGACGCAAACCGCTGACTCATAACTACCTCACACGCTATACATACGTGGTATTAAGTGAAGTGACGCTTTTTCTCTGTCCTCTCCAGCCGCTAGGTCATATGATTCTTCATACGCAGCTTTTAACATTGGTATTCTGTCCACCAGCTCCGGGTCTTTCATAGCTACATAATAAGCTAATCCCGCAACTAGAGGTGGCAAAAATCTAAAATTAACATCAGAGGTCTGAATACCACTACCTGCATCTTCTATACGGCGCATACGCCAATAGTTAAGAACATAAGTGCTTGATTTATCAGGAACAGGCCATAAAGTCATTGAAGGATTAACTTGCCCACGATCAATATAAACTTGTATGGGGCGGCCTTCGCTTAATTTATTAGGGATACTTGAATAGGTAGAAACAGTAATACGTGACAAACTAAGATCAGATTGTTTAGAGGTACTACCAGTATCTGTGCGAATGACCTGTTCTAAAAGATCAATAGTATCAGCCGGTAATGCGTAAGTTGCGGTACCCTGCACAAGGTTGACGGTCCCTGAATCAATCGTCCACATATTAATGCCACGATTCTGCCACTCAATAGTCAATAAATTCATAGACCTACGAGCTGTTCGCAGGTCATAACCAGAACGCATTTCACGGCCCGCACGTTCCCACGCTTCTTCAGCGATTTCCGTGAAATCCATGTTGAATGTAGCAGTACCGGATGTAGCCATTACTACACCATCTTACAAGGACGAACACCTTGCGTAGCAATCCCAGCACCACGTACTTTGCCTACTTTGCCTCCTTTCTTCATACCCATCCCTACAGCTTTACCTCTAAGACGGCGCATTTCCTCCTCTTCATCACGTAAAGCTCCTCTTACACGCCCTCTTTCTTCACCTCGATTTCTACCACGGTCGCCTTTTATGCGTTCCAATTCATCACGATGATCGTCCTGTTCGCTAATGACTCTGCCCTCTTCGTCACGCAAATCTCTTCTTCTATCAACGTCGCCGCCCTCGTGCATTCCCTGTCTCCCTACAACAGTTCTACCGCCTCCCCTATACTTCTTCACCGCTTTTCCCGGCTTATTAGCCGTACTATTGTATTTACTAGGCATATCTATTCTCCTGTCTGCATCAGCGAACTCACGCCCTACGGCTTGAGAAACACCAGCCTTTTTAGCAAACTTAGGGTTATTGGCAACTGCTGCCATAAACCGTGCTTGCTCCTTACTTTTAGACGGCATTACCCATAATTCTTCGTCATAGTTATTACAACCATGTACGAATCCGCAACAGCATGACCAATTGTAGTAAAAAGTATATCCCCAGTTACACCGCCTCCCGCATTATTAGGAACGCCATAAGCTGAAAAATCCAAAGTATCTGAATAATCCTGTGGAAGCGTTGCCAGTAGCACATTAGCGGTAGCATCAAGGTCAATTTGTACAGACATCCCATAAGTTACAAACTGGATAGACTGCACAGTAACAGTCGTACAAGCAGCCCCAGTACCATCTTGAACTTCTAAACCAGAAACATTGACTTTTACAACCGCACTTTCACCAGTATTATCCGATAGGTTCGTAAACTTCATAATAGCAGTACGCTGACCATCTTGAATGGTTTGGGTTGTTACTGCATCTGCCATAAATTACTCCTTAATCTCACCTCGTAAAACCATAGCTTTCCGCTCTGCACTCCCTACAGGAGGCAAAGAAGAAGCCGCTTTCTTACGGGTGGTTTGTTTGGGAGCTGCCTTTTTAGGGGCCGCTTTTTTCTTAGCAGTAGCCATAAAGCCCCCTATTACCTAGTTTCAGCAGCAATAATGTAATCCAGAGTAGTAACACGAGTACCTGTTGCATTACCGGAAAGACTCATGGCAGCAACAGTCATATTTTCGTCGTCTGGGATATTAGTACCGTGTGTAGCAACAAGTGTGCCGTCTATGTAAAACTTCACAGCACCTGTGCCATTCACTGAAAAAGCAAGAAGAATATAAGTTGCATCTGCTAGATCAATCCCTGAATCAGTAGACGTTTCCGTACCATCTTTTTCAGTTATGCAGAGAATGGAAGCATTGCCATCATCTACCTGAAAAACAATACGATCAGCCGCAGTCAGCATAGCTTCAGGATTACTGGCAAAGTTAACAGTCAGTCCTGCACAAATATCCGTCTGGTCAGCATCAGTGCATTTAAGACGAGTTTGGAAATAAATGTTTTTGCCTGTAGCTACTGCAAAAACCTCATTGCCTTGGATAGACGCACCATCATTATCGGTAGTAGCAGCAGAAGTTAGGGCTAATTCACCACCAACAGCATCTGCTACAAGGGCCACAGCAGCGCCTGAATCTCTAACTACCGTCCAATCATTAGTGGAATTAAAAGCAATCCCAACAAAATCATCAGAAATTTCAAAAAAATCAGGGTTAATAGAAATGGGCATTTCGCGCAATGCTCGATAACTTGCGCCATACCCGTTGTACAACACGGGGGTATTGTGGTGAGTAGCCATATGAGTCTCCTGTCGTGGCTAAAGTCTGCCGCTTCCACAACGGAACGCAGTCAGGATAAAAAACAATAAAGAAAGGGGGTACTAAGTACCCCCTTCTATCTAACTTTAAGTAGCTCCGGGTGAACCGAAAACACCTAACGGATCAGATACACCAAAGCTGTAACGCTCACGGGCCTTGTACCGGCTATTGCCAGTATCAAAATCAGCATCCATAGAGGTTTGCATTGGAGTACGCACGAAGTGCTTAAGACCATTGGGGACATCAGTTAACAAGTACCATGCGTTGGTATCTGTGAGGTAATGATTCACAGTGTACCCACCAGGGATTGACCCGTTAGTACGCAAGGCGTTGATGTCGTTATCTGCGGTATTCGGACGTAACTCAGAATCCAGCACACGAGTTGCAACGAATTGCAAATCAGGCGGAAGTACGAGTTTACGGGGTTTAGCCGCTATTAACAGACCACGCTCATCAGTCCAACCGGCAATCTGAATAACAGCGGCTTCCAAGGAAGTCTCGTTAAGATCAGAGCCAGTAGTAGGACGATTAGAGTTAGTACCACCGGATACCAGAGGGTGTGCAGTAGAACATAGTGTCTGCCCATCCCCATAAGTAGTGCCAGCAGAAAAGGCGTTGTTTAAAATAGCAGCACCTTTAACCTGTTTAGTGTACGCCATAGCACGGGCAAGTGCCTTCGTATAACGAGCAGACAAGGAATCATACAGGTTGTCTTCAATAGCTTCTTCAGTTATTGAAAATCCCATAGAAACTGTCTCGTGGTTATAACGGGCAGTCCATGCTTCTTGTGCGTTGTCATACGCAATGGCAGCACCCTCGTTTTTAACAGGGGCGGCACCAAAGCCTGACAGTTTGGTTTCTTCCTCAAAGGAACGATCAGAACTTTCAGTTTCAAAAATTTCTGCCGCTTCTTCACCATATTTAGCGTATTCAAGCCCAAATAAGGCGTTAAGACCCGGTAAGAGTTCCTTAAGGAGTTGCGCTCTTGATATAGCCATTAGTCGTGCTCCTTATATACCAGTCTTGTTGAGATAAGAATGCGAGTCTGGATTAAACTTCACTAACAAATCCGTAAACGCATCACCAATTGCTGAATCCGGCCCATCCACAAAATCAACGATGCGGAAAGCCATTCCAGAAGTTACTGCTGTTGTTGAAGTCAAGGCACTGGTGGAATTACCATTAATGGTACTTCCGGTACTGGTGGACTGTACTGCTGCCAAATAAGTATTATTACCTAAATCGGTTTGAGTAACAGCACCATCAGCTTGTGCTTGAAATACAGCATTCGGGTCGTCCACAATATAAGCCATCGCATCAGACGCAACAGTACCCGTAGGCCACCGCTGGTTAAATGTTAATTGGCTTGTACTGGGGTCAGTATATCGGCAACCTACAAAAACACCGATAGTACCCGCTGGAAATCCAGTTGAGTTATCTCCATTTGTCGTCACGATTTCAATAGTACCTGTAGCTGCAATGGTTACAATTGAACCATTGAAGATATTAGTACCATAACCGGACGCTATTGAAATCTGTCGAGTAGAACCTGCGAACGGTAATCCTCCAATCAGATTGACGGCCCGAAGGCCGTACGGGGTGGCAGTAGCTGCCATAATAGACTCCTCGGTTTATCCTTTGCCAAAAGTAACCTTAGACTTCCTGTTATTAAATAAAGGCATTCTTGGGTCACTCTCACGCATTAAGTTATTGTCTACAGATTGCATCTGAGAATCAGTTACTTTCTGATAATACTCAGTACGTTCCTTGACAAGTTCAACTGGTGCCTTACAAAGCATTAAACCCCCCATTACGACATTATCCTTGAAGCGTTCGTTTTCAATGCTTACAAGTTCAATCTCAGGGTGGTCTACAGCCTTTACTGGCTCCCAGCCTTCACGTAGTTTGGAGGAAACATTGGTAGGATCAGCATGTCCGCGTGTGCTAATACGTACCCAGTGAAAAGCATAACCTTTTTCGGGCTTAGGACTCGGAAGCACTTCCGGTTTAGTCCATGCGCGTTTTCTGGTTTTCTTGTCACGGGTTTCTAGTTCTCGGCCAAGTCTGTTCTCGTCAACCATTTTGATTCCTCGCTAAATCAGCAACCTGTTCGGCGTATTTGTCCAGTGGAACTCCAAGTCTTTTCGCTATAGCTATTTGTGATTGCCTTAATTTCACCTTTTTTGGTGACGTGCTCCGCGTAGCGGGTGCAACCACATTGCTAGATTTTTTCCTAGGTTCCTCTGAGTCGTCTATCCCGTCGTCAAATTGACCGGGAAATATCTCTCGCATACGAGAATCAATTCTCTCGTAGTATTTGTCAGACTGAGGGTTTACACCCTCATTGACTAATTTTGTATGCAATCCAAAAGCAAACGATGTCATTTCTGGATCGCCTTCAGGTCCGTTTCCGAACCAAGTATTCTTATCCGCCCACCCAGAAGCTTTTTCATCATGCTCAAATTGCATTCGGGGCGCAGATTCTTGTGATTGAACAGCATTTTGTCGAGGTTGTAAAGCCCCACGTATCTGTCCTACTGCTTTGGGCTGCATACTGCTAACTTGGGCTGCCCGAATTTGAGCAGCATTTAAAAATTGTTGTGCTTCAACAATAGCATCAGTTTCACCTGCCTCATGAGCCTGTTTATACTTTTGTTGAGCTACAGCAACTTCTGATTCAATTTGTTTTTTGGCAGATGCAATTAACGCATTATGATTTTGATCTGATCTAACTTTAAGTCGTTGATTTTCTTCAACAAGTGTTTTAGCGTAATCTTCCATAGCTCCATATTCACGCTGTGCCTCTTCCTTAGCCCTACGCTCATCATGGTAGCCTTTACTAAAGTGCTGAATACGTTTTTTTACCTTATCAGAATAATTATCCAATTCTTTGTCGGTAACTTTTTCAGGAGCTTCAGAGGCTTTACGACCCCTATCAGCAGGAGGGGTATCATCTTCTACCTCTATTTCAATCTCTCCAGCCTGTATTGTGTCTTTTTTAGCAGGCTTCTTTATAGTTTCACGCCCTACCGCCTCTTCAATTTCAAGCTCTGGAATTTCAGGTTCTTTTTCTGGTACTTCTACTTCCTGCAAATTTTCCTCCTTATCAGGATCAGGAAATTCATACTCAACTTCTTGTCTAGGCATAATTTATTCCTCACGCACGGGAGATTGCCCCCGGATCATCAACAATGGCCTCAATGGAGTCGTCATTCATCATACGATATTCCTGTTGGCCTACCCTAAAACGCGTACCAGTATTGGCACGAAATACTACATAATCACCTACTTTACACCACGGTCCTGTGGGAAACCGGGTTTCATCCATATAAGCTTGATCCCCCATATCAATTACAGCCCCTACCATAGAAAGAATATGCTCCTCCCGCATAGTCTGGGTAGATTTGGCAATATCCCCATCACCAAAAGTCTCATCAATGTTGGGAAGAGCTACCAACACCCTGTAACCCACAGGTTTTGGTATCTGGTTCTCAAACACTATTTCTTCCTGTGCCTGTTTTTCAATCTTGGCTTTGCGCTTCTGCTCTAAAGCGGTCATTTCAGTCATCTTCATCTTCCATATAGTTGCGCGAAAGGTCTTCGATTTCTCTGCGTGCAACGCTTATACCTCGTATCACCCCACACGCTTCCTTATACTCAGCGTAGTCTTGAGCACTGCTTCCGCTAAGAAAATCTTCCTGTTCCTTTTGTAATGCTGCAAGTTTTTTATCAAGCACGTCAAAGACGGTTTGTACCATTACTGACGCTCCCTATACGCAACGCGTAATGCAGATAACGCATGTGCTAGGTTTAATGCTGCTTGGGAGGACTTCATCGCTTCATTCGGCTCCTCCACTGCTGAGTCATGGCAAAGGCAATACATTGCCGTTAACAGTGTTTTTTCTACAGCTTTAAAATCGTATTGCTCCCCATCATGTATCATTTTAGGGTCACGGGTTGTATCTCTCATAGGGTTCTAACTCCTGTGGTTTTAAAATATTATCTTTCCTCTCTATTATCACGATCCGCTTCAGACGCAGCTCTACGGGCTTCTGCCCTACTTTTCTCCTCCTCCACTGCCGCTTTTGCCATATCAATCATGGTCTTAGCCTCTGCAATATCATTTTTAGCTTCGGCAGCTTGGGTCTGTGTAGCTATACGATTAGCCTCTAATGTCGCAGTAGTTGTTGCTTTCTCCCTATCCAAACCAAGACGTTCCTTATCTAGCTCAGTATCTGCAACATCCTTAGCGGCTTTGCGTTGGAGTTCACCTTGTTTAAGCTGCAATTCTGCCTGCTTCTGCTGGAATGCCGGGTCTTGGGCTTGCTGTTGTGCCTGTTGTTGTGCTGCCGCTGCTTGTTTTTGCTTAGAAAGTTCTATAGCAGCTTCACTCATCAACCTAGACAGATTCTCTTCCATAAGTTCCGGCAGCTCCTCATTCGGCGGTGGAAGCGGCGCACCCAACCGTTCTTCTATCTGCCTTCTATAACTAAAGGCCACATGTTCTCCCATATGGGCTTGTAATGCAGCTACTACCTGCTGTGCGGCTGGGTTCTGCCCTATGAACGCAGCAATCTGCGGGTCTTGTAAGAATGCTTGGTGCGTTTGGATATGTGCGTCTTGATCTTGATATATAAACGCTTTAACAGGTTTGCCAACCAAAATACTCATATTCTCGCTTACTGGGTCAGCCGGGTTAATATCATCTTTAGTCGGCACGAGCTTATCTGCATTCTTGATCCCTAACACTTCGATCATCTGCCGATGCAACTGAGGCAGGTCATATATCTGCGGAGTCGCTTGGGACATCTGTAATACTGTCTGATACTGCACAATCCGTTGCGCCATCGTACTGTTGTTGGGGTCACTAACCGGAATAACCTCAACCATTTCATAATCTGCCTGACGAGCACGAGGCTCTGCACGATCAGGGGTATATTCGTACTCCTGCG